ATAGTAGGCTGCTCTACTTCCTGTTAAGTGTTGGTATATGTCTGTATATTCGGTTCCAATAGTTGGTCCTTCAATAGTACCTTCATTTACTTCTATTTTAGAAGTAGAAGATGGGTTAGCATATACAAATTTATTTCTTTCCAATATAGGAGAGCTAATAGTAATACCAGTTGAAAGATTTGCTCTTGCCGGAACAAAGTCTTTTAACATTTTAAATAATGAATTATCAAAAAACTGAATTAAGCGGATAAAACCAGCATAATCCATGTATGATGGATTAAAATTATAGTATGTGTTTCTATCTATATCTAATTCGTTATAAGATCCACTATATAAATAACCCGGATCTCCAATAATATTGTCTAAGCTCCAATTAGGTTCAGCTATAGCTATTGAAGCTGAAGCGTATGTATCAATTTGGGTTTCTGGGGAAAATGACACATCAACATAATGTAGATTATTTGATCTGAATTCTGTAGAAGATGTTGGAGATTGGAGTAATCTTATATGAGGAGACAATACACTTCCTGATACTAAACTAGAAGATACTATTCTAATTTTATCCGTATTAAATTCATCAAGTTTTTGGGATTTTAAATCACCACCGTACTCTTTAACATTTAATATACTACCGGTGATACCGAATGTAGATATTAATGTTTGTAATCCATAAGTTGTGCCTTTAGTTTTTAATAATAAAGGTAAGTTATGATAAATACGTTTATATGTTTCTGCGAGTAAATCTTTACGAGGTATATTATTTAAATAAGAACCTGTAGGGGTAAAATTATCATCAAAATTAACACTACCACTATCTTGTCCAACTAAAAATAAATCATCAGGTGTATTTCCGTATTTATTATATAGTTTAGTTCCTAATGATTGTAATACAGTATATACTAAATCTTTAGAAACACCTTTTTCTAGATTATTATTTGCTAAATTAATATCTGTAATAGCATCTAAATAGATCCAAATGTTGTCAAAATAATGACCAACCATATTAAGAAAATTAATATATGGTTGATTATTTTCATCATCTTTAATAAAAGCAGGAACAGTAAATACTAGATTATTTTGATTATTATCATCATAATTAGCAGCACTTGCTGTTAAGTGAGATAACCAAAGTGAAGATGATAAAGACCCAGTTGATAATAAAGAAAATGGTTTTAAAGATCCTGATTTAGGGTATGGAGTTATTCCATATTCTAGGGATGATGTTAAGGATGATCCACTTTCAAAATAAAGATAATATTCAAATCCATCAAAATTACTAATAGTGTTATTTATACTAGATGTAGCTAAATTGACATCTTTTATAGTGTCCGGATAACTAGAAGTTATTGGACTAAGAGTAAAAATAGTAGTTCTATAATCTTCTATTTCTTTTACTTTGTTATAGAAATTTAAAACTCTTTTTTCGGCTGAGCTAAAGAAAATAAAATTAGAAAAATTACTATAATCAGTATTAATATCAATACTTTGGGAAGTTATTAAACTTAAAAGTTGTTGATATGATGAAGATGTATTTTGAAAAGTATTTAATAAACCATCGTATGTTTGATAAGAAGTTCCAATATTATTTTTATTAGGAATATCAATATCAAAGTTAGGACCTCTTAATTTAGGTCCGGGTTGTACAATTACTAACTTATCTAAGTTAATATCAAAAATATAAGGATTTACCTTTTCTTTAACTACCCATAAAGAATCTTTTTCAGAAATATTATCTGGGAGGGGTTGATATAGTTTGAATAGGATTTCATAGCCAGCCTCATTTTTATTTAGAGCTACATTTACTGCTACTACTTGTTCATTATTTCCAAAATTAAGTAGATAATCAACAAAGTAGGCTGAGCCAGTATATTCACTTAAAAGAGATAGAGCTGATTCTTCTATTTGTTCGTTAGTTAAAATAGTAGAGCCTATTCTTAATTCGGTTCTATCTGGTGATATTTCTTTTAAGAATAATCCTTCTTGAGATGAATTAGAAATTCTATTATTAAAAAAATTATATTGAACTTTAAATTCTCCTGTTGTATAATCTAGATTTTGAAGATCTTTAATAGGATCAATCTCAATTACAGGAAGAGCTCCATTAGTTGGGTTTAGGTAAGAATCACTGGCTAATTTAAATTCTTTATAGTTATAACTTATATTTAGAAGATTACCACTTATATCATATACAAAGTATTCAATATAGTCATTTGGTAATCCAAAATCTTCTTTTAATGTAAATGGTGAAAGTAATTTAAGATCAGCATCATCATAACGAGATACTTGTTCTGTAGTTAAAATTTCACCTATTATTTTAATATTATCCGCCATTATTGTTGGGTCAATTCGTTTATAGTGGTTTGAGCATCAAGTACTTGCTGTCTTAAAGATGTAATTTCATCTAATAAAGCTTGTATATCATCTTGATTTAAACTTATACCTAAATAATCTGCTTCTCTTTGCAATATAAATTGATGAGAATTTGTTTCTCCATCTCTAGGTATTTGATAAAACAATTGATCATACAATTCAAAAAAATCATCTACTGTAAAAGACAAAGCGTCGTCTTCAGAAGTTATTAATTGACTAAATTGAGTATCAATTACTCTACCATAGGTATCCTTATTAAATACTGTTTTTTGTACAGGTATTTGAGACATTATCTTATAACTTTAAAAATATAATCTTTATCAGATACTACTACTTCCTTACTTGCTAATACAGATTTAATAAGTATTTTGTAATAACGTTCAGGTTCTAATCCATCCATATAAACATCAAAATAGTTACCATTTGCATCGCAACTTATTTTAGTATATGAGGTATCATAATCTACGACAATTTCTTCAGTATCCAAATCTTTTATTGACCAATATGAAGTAGAAGGTAATGCTTTGGTATTAGCATAACTAATTGATGTTCTAAATGCTACTGATGGGTAAATATCTCTAACATTTACTCGGAAACGTTGTATTGAATCTTGTTGGAATTCGGCTTTATTATTCCACATTGTTACTGCGTATAGACTTGAAGTTACAACAGTTAAAGAACCGGTATTATATACTGAATCATTCCATCTAAATTCAAGAGCAGGAGGATAGATAGTATGTGTAGTTCCTGAAAAATATTTTAGTTCAAACTTATCAGCATCTGTAAATTCTAAAGATGATGAATGTTTTAAAATAAATCCATAATTACTAATAGAACTACTATTCCATGCTTTTACAGTTTCTGTAACTTTTAATTCAATATCTTTATCTGATACGTTTGTAAAAGATTGGGTTGATTGGTATAGTGAGCTGGTCCACCAAGTACCGCCACCATCATTTGTTCCATAATATGAACCTGTAGTTCCGGATGTGAATGAACCATCAATCCAGGTTGTGCTACCTGATTGGACGGTATATTCCCAACTTACCCCATCTGTAGTGATAGGGGAATTTCCTAGACGTCCTGTTCCTACATTCCAATCTTTAGATAAAGGATGAGAAAATAAAGTATAATTTAAAGGTATTTCAGAAGCATTTGCTAGATATACTTTTAAATAAGCATCAAATGAACTAGTACCAATTTTATTAGTAATAGTATCGGATATTTGAGTTGAAGGAAATTTAATAAGAGCACGTGACGTTTCATTAGTGCCTCCTATTGAATAAAAAGTGCTAATCTCTAAAATCTCATCCTGTCCCGAATTAAGGGTAGGATAATAAGAATAGAGAGTAGCACTCTTTTCAGGGAATATTTTATAAACAGCCATAATTAGTAGTTACTACATATAAATATAGTAACTATCAAACTGTTTTATGCAAGCAATGCGTGATATTCCTTAAAATGTTTAATTCTATCAGCTAAACCAATAGTACCACCATTAACGCGCTTTGTAACTTCAGTTACAACAGCATCGGTAGCACCTTTGTCAGCGATTTTATGTAAACCATTTTTGTGGAAGAACCAAGCAGCTGATAATAATGGGTATTTAGTAGCAACTAAGTCTGGAGATTCAATTAAATTTTCAGGAACAACAGCATCAAATGCTTTATAGTTATCTTTACCAGTTAATTGAATATATCCACGACCACGGAATTTATAGCCTTCACCTGATGCTTCAGGTCCGTTACCCATTCTACCACCATAAACTAAATTAGCGATTTTTTCTGGTTTACGCTCGTATAAAGCAGCTTTATCAGCAGTTGGGAAGTATTTTTTAAAAATACCTAATAAACCCTTAGCACCATAGTTTAAATTTTCATTTACTAATTTAAAACCACCCGATTCATGACCGGCTTGTGCTAAGAAATGGGCTAAACGTAATGGGGTATTTAATTCAAACTTTGCAATTGTGTCTGGTAATTGAGCAATTACTGCATCGGGAATGTGTCCTTTTAATTTGTCTAGGTTCATATTTTTATTGTTTTATGGTTTAAATTACTACTACTCTACCTTGTATATCAGCATCAGGGTATCTAACTTCAAATACAGCTGGATCTAGGGATGGGTATATATTTCCGTTTTTAGTTGCTCCTACTATATCATATCCATATTGAGAATATGTTGTTCCTGTATTATCTTGTTTATTTACTACTTCTAATTTTACTACAGCTTGAACACCTTTTACTTGTAAAAGTTTAGACTGGATATCAGATAGTATAATAGGTTGATTTATTTGCCAATTATCAATATTAAAATGAGTTTTAATAACATATATACAGTTAGTTAATACCTCTTTATTTGAATATCCACTTAGAATAGAAATATCAAAATTAATACCTATATTGATATAAAAAGCATCTCTAATATTAATAGCATCTGTAACCATTCTATACTGATTAAGATAGGTTACTAGATTTTGTTTTAAAGTATTATTAGCTGTTATTAGTTGCTTATCAGAATTATAGGATAAAACATATAAATCTAAAGTTAAAGGATTATTTTGTTGAGTAAAAGCTACAGTTTGTTGTGGGTTTTGGTATAAATCTTGAGAAATATAGGCTTTAGATATAGTACCATAATTAGCAGGCATAGATAAAGCTCTTACTATATAATCATCTTTAGTTACAGCTCTTAATTGAGTTGAATATGAGTATAAAGAATTTTGTCTAATTTCATCTACTGTATCTCCATTTCTTCCTCCGGAAGAAGGGATTGAGTTATCAGAAACTACACTATTTAAAACAGTATCAGAGTCTGGATCTGCAGGATCACCGTTTTTAAAGTATATTTCTGATTTATCTATGGTAGTTAAGTCATTAACAGGTATATTTGATTCTATTCCTCCACCAACTAAATATTTTACAGTTAATGAACCAGAAGGAACCAATCCATATTCTTGAGTAAATAATACAGAGGCTTCATTATAATTATTAGTTAATAATGAGATTCCAGGTACTAATCCTAATTGAATGTTGTCTGGGGTGGGGATTATTTGGCTATCTGTTTTATTTTGAGATAAACCAGCTCCAAATTCTATTTGTAAGGTATTATCTGAAAGAATTCTAGAAGTAAAACGTCTAGGTACTTTTTTAAGTTGGAGTAAATAAGGAATTTGATCTGTAGAAAAAGAAGGATTAGCTATTTTTTCAAAAATAGATGATTGGGCTAGATATGGTACTTCATACCATATATTACCATCACTCCCTGTTACATTTAAAATTTGCAAAATATTAGTATCAATAATATTTACTGTTGCAAATTTATTATTATCTGGGGATATAGTGGTAGATTTTATCTCAGCAGATATAGCAGGTACAGAAGCTTTAAAAAGAAAATAATTATTACCTGCATATGTTATGTTTAAACTTCCTGTATTAGTAAAATCTACTTGTTGGGTTGTTATAAATTTAGTTCCAGTAGTTGTTGAAGTTAAAGTAGTATTTTCAGGTATAATTAATCCATATGTGTTAAAGTTAGGAGTAATAATTCCACCATTATCTCCACCCGGTACGAGTTGATATATATCAACTATAGTACTTGAGGCATAAGATGCCTTGGGACGATAACCCATTACATAAGATAAAGCATATAAATTTTCTTTTTCTTTAGCATACAGAAGAAAATTCTCCTGTGTTTGGGTATCCAAATAAAAAGACATTACATCGCCAACATATGAAGACATTTCGATAAATAAATTCCCAGGAGTAGCTTCCGAAAAGTCATTATATGTTGTGGGAAAATAAGTTTTAGCATACTGTTGTAAAGCTGCTTTAAAACTTGTAAAATCTTTATTTAAATATGATATATTTTTATCTTCGTTAGCCATTATTATTGGAATTCTACTGTTATTTGGTCTGGGGTTCTAGATATGTTTAGGATATAATTTACAGTTATACTGATTAAATTATAGTCGGGATTTGGAGTAAGTATAATTTCAGTAACTGTTATTTCAGGTATATAAAGAGCAACACTATTTAAAACACTATCTTTAATTAAATTAATATTAGATTCTGTTATGTTTTCAAATAGATATTTTTTTAAAAAACATCCAAAATTAGGATTCATTACTCTTTCACCTATATCAGTTAGTAATAAATTAACTAGATTAGATTTTGTTTGATCTTTAGTAGAATAAGTACTATTAAAAACTCCAGGACCACTAAAAGGCAAAGATACCCCAATAGCAATATTCTTTTGTAAATCAAGTGGATTTACTCGTATCGTTTGAGGTATTGGCATATTATCCTAAATTTCTTAATCCAGATAAATCCTGGGCAGTCATAT